AGTTGATAAACGTTCTTATTCGTATTTAAGATACGTAATAACATTTCAACTCGACGCAAGGAGCCTCACCTATGAAAGTGCTGTCCTCACTCAAAGAAGCGAAAAACCGTCACCGTGACTGCCAGATCGTTATGCGCCGCGGCCGGATCTACGTGATCTGTAAATCCAATCCAAAATTCAAAGCGCGGCAGGGCAGTGCGAAAAACAAAAACAAGGGTAAAGGCTGATCAGCTTGCTTGCTGATCCTGCTGCTGAACCCGGTAGCGCAGGACCTGGAGCACTCGACCGCCGTAGCCAGGTTCTGCGTATTGCTCTACCGGTGCACCAAAGAAACCACGGCGTTCGGCCAGGCTGTAGGCCTCGCGCAGGTTGTGAGCGCTGATGTCCTCGAGCTGCTCGTCGATAAGCGATTTAACCGGTGCAGTACTCATTGAATCTCCTTACGCCGCCGGCTGACATCCAGTAGACGGGCGCTATACCAGTGGAATTCTTCTGCGTTGATGGCGCCCGAAGTAAAGTGGCGGACGATCAAACCCTCAGCCAAGATCTCGTCGAGAGCGGGCTTATCTGGATCTTCAAGCGCAAACAACGCTTTATCGATCTCAACGTACGGGCTCACAGTTCGTTGTCCTCGGCCTGGGCGATCAGAGCATCATCAGCCAGAGGCTGAAGTAGTCGTTCGGCAATCTCGCCGAGCTTCCCAAGTGGGTGGTCGCTCCGTCCGAGTAGCTCCAGTGCTTCCGATTTCACCCTCGAACCCGCCATCCCTGCGATCAGTAAGTAGCCCAGGGCTGGAGTGTCGACGCCGCAGTCGGCAAGTAGGTTGTTGGCGTACTCATCGACAGCCAGTGCGAACTGGTAGGCCGTGACGCCTTGCTGGGGGTGCAAGTGGCGCTTGAACATCACGCTGCCACCTCTGGCCAGCTCTTCGGCTGCGTTGTACAGCCATTCGCTGCGAGCCAATTGCTGAGAGGTTTCGCACACCGGAGGCGGCAGTTGTTCGTCGTGCTCAAACTGAGGTTTGCGTAGTGCTGACATGGTCGCCTCCAAAGTGGCGGGTTGTTCACCTGTATTCGTCAACACTCATGCCTTCCGCTGGTTGCCGATGGGCGCGGGGGAGGAGTGCTGACGTAATAGAGGTGGGGAAGGGGCCGGAATATCGCTTCTTGAGGGGGCTCGTCTTGTTTCAAATAAGTGGCAACGTATCTGAGGCTGTGCCAGCATCCGGCAATAAACTTTGGCAAGGAGGCTGAACAATGCTCGATGCTCTGGAAGGCACGCCACTGTGGGTTTACGGCGCATTTCTCTTGGTCTGCTACTATGGTTTGAGTGCCAGGAAAACCAGTCGTGAAAGTCAGCGGTCGCTGATCATCACACCGGTTGTTTTAGTGGTCTGGTCACTCCTATCTCTCAGCTACGCGGACCGCGTTGAGTTGACCGTGGGCAGTTGGGTCACGGGAATGTTTTTAGGTGGCTTAGTCGCATTTGCACTATTTCCTCGACGCGGACTGACTTTGGACGAGGAGGGCAAGCACCTGATCGTTCCTGGGACATGGAAAGTTCTTGGTATCTCGCTTCTCTTTTTTGCCGTTAAATACTTCATCGGTTATCAAGCTGCCGTACATCCAGAATTCTCGGCCACTGTGGAAATGCTCGTCCTTGCTGGTGCCGCATCAGGGTTTACGGTCGGCTTGTTCTGCGGACGTACGGGTGTCTTCTACTTGGCGTGGCATGCACTTCGAGACGTCCATGAAAACAAACGCACTATCTGAACTCGCTCCTTGATAGCTCGACGCGCTCTCTTAGAGAGGATCGGGCGGCCGCCTTGCAGTCGGCCGCCGTCATTCGATGACCGTCTTCGCATTCAGCGACGCTAACGCCGCTGGTGTATCCATGCTCAGCGTTGAGCCTGTTTGCCTCATAGAGGCAGGCGGCCAGGCTGTCATCGGCAAATACCTGCAGTTCGCCGCGCTGGGTGATGTGAATGACTTTGTTCACGGTCCTGCTCCGGTGGTTTTCCCGCTGCCCACCGCTCTGGATGGGCATCAGTGAAAAGGTCCGTCATGCTGCGAACAGCTCTTGCTGGTGAAGCTGAGGCGTGCAGCGCTGGACTCCAGCCCGTATGGATGATTCCAGCAGTTCGGCGTCTTGCTCAAGCTCAGGGAATTGCCCGGCAAATTCGCTAACCGCGCTGCGCAGCCCGGCTGCCTCACGCTGCAGAGCTGGAATCACTATGCTGATCATGTTGCCGATCGTGCGCAGATCCAGGCTGCATTCCCGGCAAAGCCGGATGTAGTCGAGCATGTACTTCGGCATTTCACTTACTCCCGGTTGTCATCCCAAAGCCCGCTCGTTGAACGGGCTTCAGTGATGCTTTCCGCCGTGACCCGCTACTGGCGTCGGTCACCGGCTTGAATCAAATGTTCTTCCAGCCGCGGGCCTTTCGGCTTGTTCTCCCGCTGGATAACTGTTCTTAGCGCTTTACGCTGCACGCCCGGGTCAGTTGCCAACCCTTTGAACCGTTTAGGCCGGTTCATCGCTGCCTTTGAATCTGGGCCGGTATTGATCCGGCAGGGGGTGTAACCAAAGAGCGGCGGGCGGAGGCCCTTCGCAGTGGCTGTGTGTCGCTGCGATGGAATGAATATAAGGGAGCTTATTTTATTCGTCAATAAGCATGCTTATATATTTTCCTGCGGGCGATAAAAAACCCGCTCAGCGGCGGGCTCTTTCACAAGTCACAGTATTCTCGCCAACCGATCCTTACGGTGTCGCCGTTCAAGCTCTCGATGCGAATGCCGGCGGTATCTCCGATCTCCTGGATGACCTGGTGCCAGGCCTCGTAGCTTTCGTCCTCTCGCCTAGAGACGACGACGGCTTGCACCTTCTGCACGCCTGGGGCGGCAATGATGCGCTGTAGACGGCGACCTACAAGCTCGTAGGAATTACGTTGCTTTGCCGTGGGGTAGGGTGCCTGGATCATGCTTCGCTCCTTGCGATAACTGTATGAATGAACAGTATTCTTGCTGGCAAATATTGGCAAGAGGGCAGCAAGAAGTTTCATGCATAAATGCATATTTCTGTTGCCGGAGAGTTTTGGGGCAGGGTCGCGTCAGACAAATTCGCAGGTATAGAGAAGCTCGCTCACTGACTGGCCTGGATAGAAAGCCAGTAGCGACCCAAGTAGGAGCGTAGTACGGTCCGCTTTCAACAAGTTGCCCGGTCCGTCGCTTGGTAGACCACGGAGCGGGAGACTCATGGCATGGAGGTCAAATGGACGTTACTCGACAGGTCAAGAAAGAAGAATTGGATGCAGCCCTGGTAGCGTTTGCCCGTTACAAAATCGGGGAGATAAGAATCTTCGACCTGGAGGAGGCAATGAGCTTTGAAGTAGGCGAGGCCCTATCCAGAAGCGGGCTGGTCAGGTTTTCAATTGCGAAGATGGTGTCCGGTCGTTATCGCATCAGCGATGAAGGGGAGAATGCGATCACAGATGCCGGTCGAGATCGCCTCAAGGTGATCCGAGGATGACGCGGCTTTTTGGCGAAGGATAGGCAGCAAGAGCCCGCTCAATGGTGGGCTCAGATCGGGTAGGGCGTCAGTCCGGCCCTTGGGCCTTCAGCTTTGCCAAGCCCTGCTTGATATACCCGGCATTCTCGCCGATCGTCTCCAAAGCGCCACGTACGTTGCCGCCGACCTCGGCATTGCCTTGTTCTTCGACGAGCAGCGTAAACTCCATTAGTGCAGCCTCCAGGGCGAGTTGGTTCTCATAGATTCGCTCAAGGGTGTCCGGGAGAGAATATTCGGGATGGGGCATAGCTTTGGCTCCAGTCATTGATGCTGGAAGAGTAGTCGACGGCTGCTTGGGAGCGCGAGCAAATCGCAGACAAAGAAAAGCCCGCGATGGGGAGTAGCGGGCTTAAAGGGATGTTCTCTAGGAGCTGGGGTAACCATAAGCGCCCGACTGTGAAAGGGATGTGAAATGTTGTGCTCAGTAGGACGTCGCGATTGCCTTGGCGAGTTGCATATCGGACATGAGAGGCGACCTATAGCTCAATCGGTAGTGTCGGGATGCTTGCTCAAACTGTGCACCGCGAATCTCGCCATCCGAACCTATGTAGGCAAGGGCGTCGGTCTTGGCTGACTTGAAAACCTTCGGCGGCTCGGTCGTTAGGGATGTGGTCGCCCCAATTAAAATGGTTGGCGCGGAGATTGTGAGAAATATCGCGGCAGCGATAGGGTTGGCGCCATCACCCGATACGGCTTGCGTGCTGACCGATGCCAGTAGGGCGATCGCCAGGGTCTTCCATGAGTCCATGCTTCGATGCTTCCATTGCGATCATAGGGCGCCACGATAGCAGAGTAGGGGGATCACCAGATACAAGAAGCCCTGCGCTAGGCCGGGCTCGATGATGGCTGCTTATGCTGCTACCGCCAGGGTATCGGCTCTCACAAGCATCAGGATCCTCATAAGGCGGCCTTCAGAAGGGCTCTACATTCGGCGTCGTATTTTTCACGCAGCTTGGCAGTGCTAGCTGGCGTCATCCGCCCTGGTGTCTCTTTGTGCAACTCCACCATTTTTTGCGCAACTTCTTCCTGAGCCTGCGGGGTATAGCCAGCATGCACCAATAGTACATAGGAGGCTCTTGAGGACTGACTGCGGCTTATGTCTGGCTGGTCACCAGCTACTGAAAGCACTTCGTAGTAGGCCGCGCAGTGGATGTCTCTTTCTTTTTTGGTGTCGGCTTGGGCGGTTAAGGAGATGCAGGTGAAGATGGCGCATAAGGCCAGTGTCATCGAGGATAGGCGCATGAAAACGAGTCCATTCGAGAGGGGCACAGATTATCAGCTCAGGGAATAGATACAAGAAGCCCGGCGCTGGGCCGGGCTATTGGGTAGGACCGAAGGGTTACGCGCCGATCAGTACAACCTGCTTTGCTCCGTCGGCCGCTGAAAGCACTGGAAGATAACCAACCCCGACAGATCGGGCCTCACCTTCAATTTCTTCATTCAAGAGCTTGATATTCTGCCGCTGCCGAACACCTAGGGTAGGATCGTCCGATCTAGGGACCGCTGAGATTAGCACCTCATCCGCCCGCACCGTAGAAGTGGTTCAGCGCGATTAGCTCAACCACCGCCACGATTGTGCAGAGCACAACGAAGCCAGGGCTGAACACTCGTTTGCGCCCGGATGAGCCTACGCCCAGTCCAGCGACATCAGAATAGCCGGGCAGCATCATAAGGAAAGCCAGGCAAGCAATGACCCCAACCTTGCTCCAGAAGGTCTGCTCTCGCCATGCAGTCATTGGCTCACTCTGGGCAGCAGCATCAGGAAAACCAGCCATACCCAGGGCACTTCATGGCTCTGAGGCGATTTCTAAGAGCTTGAGTCTCGGTATATTCCGAATCCGAGGCGCCCATCTTGGACCGCAGTGCGTATTGCACGAAATCCTCAGCCTGCTGGCGATCTGCGGCTAGCTTGAAGGTACGGCATTGCTCTAGGCGCTCAGCTTCCGTCACCGGCATCGGTACTGCGTCGATCTGTTTTTCGTATTCTGTTTTTTCTTTTGGCGTGCTGAAGCAGCCGGAAATAAAAAGCGGGGCGACTACTAGAGTCGCGATCCGAAAGGCATTCATTACCACATTCCCTTGTGTATACGAGCGCTACTCAGCTCGCGATATCTCGATTTAACTTACCGCCCGGGCATACTCGCCCCGGCACACTTGCGGATCAGTAAAACTTCTGCAGCGCCTGCACGACCACGCCCACGATCCGGCAATTCTCGTCGACTGCCTCGATGGGATAGCTGGGGTTCAGCGGTTTCAGGAACAGCCGTCCGCCGTCGCTTACCAGCTTCTTGAAAGTGGCTTCGTTGCTGTCTGGCAGCTTGGCTACTACCAGTTTACCTGGTGCTGCCTCAGCTTCTGTGTCCACCAGGATCAGCGTGCCCTCGGTGATGCTCTGGCCGGCGGGCGCTGTCATCGAGTCACCTTTGACTGTCAGCCAAAACGCTGGGCCTTTGGAGTCGTACTCCGAAAATGCGTAGGTGTCCGAGATTCCAGCCGGGTAGGGCTCTACTGCTTCCGCCCAGGCGCCGGCGGCAACCCAGCTCACTACCGGATAGCGGAATGATTTGGTGGGCTGCGCCGCAATAGAGATATTTGACTCTGTAGCGCTCACACCTGTCATTGGCCCGGTATTTTCGGAGAGCCAAATAGCGTTCACACCACACACATGGGCGATCTTCGGCAAGTGTGCGCTTTGAAGGTTTTTCCCGGTCTCCAGCTGGGAGATTACCGGTTGCTCAACACCCACTTTTAAGGCGAGCGCCTTCTGCGTCAGCTTGGCGTGGTTGCGTGCGGCTTTGATTCGTTCGGCGAGTGTGCTCATCAGCTGAAATTTATAAGTTCCCTTATCGGCTTGCAAATAAGTGTCCTTCTACTTAGGATATAAGCAGGCTTATTAGGAGGGTGCTCTTATGACCCCTATCGAAAGGCTCGTCGACTTCTTCGGCGGGCAAACCAAAACCGCTATAGCGCTCGACGTTTCTCAAGCCGCAGTTTCGTACTGGGTTGCCGGGATTCACCCGATGCGCGCCGAAAAGGCTTTCAAGGCAGAAGAGTTGACCGGTGGAAAAATCACTGCTCGCGAGCTGTGTATTCCCCAAAAGGGCGCCCAGTCCGCCTGACATCCCTGTCCGCCGTTCCATTGAAGCCAGGTTAGAAGAGAGCAGTCCCTATGCAAACGTCCAGTTCCAGACACACCGTACAAACCCGTGATCAGGTGCTGGTCGCCCACGCAGCAAACCAGATCGCACGCACCAGCCTGAGCCAGGACGACTTCGCCCAGGCGCTAAGCCGCGAGCTGTACCTGTCGATCCCTGATCGCGCCAAAGAGAAGGTCGTCCCTGATTTCAATTCGCCCCAACTGACCGGCGACGTGAGTGAGTTCGTGAAGGCGACCGGCCGCTGGCTCAAGCGTGTACAGCGCTGGCTGAACGGCGATCAGGAAATGCCGTCATGGCTGGAAGAGTCGTGGGTCAACGCCCTTGAGCCTGAATTCCGCGATCACTGCCTGAACGAGCTGGCGAGCCGACACGGCTTGACCGGTGCCCGCCAGATGACCAGCGAACAATGTGCGAACAAAAGCTTCGGTGCTTTGATCCGTGCTCTGGGTGATGTGATTGACACCGGCAGCGAAGTGTTTGACGACCAAGTGATGTGCGAGCAAGACCTGCCGCACTTGCCGGCCTTCGCCAAGCAGTGCCGTCAGGTTGAAGCGAAGGCGGGGGAGTTGCGCCGCAAGGCTGAAGCATTGATCAACGGCAAGCCTGCACTGAAATCCATCGCCTGAATTCCAGGCACAAAAAAGCCGACGTACGAGGTCGGCTTTTTCTACAGCGGTAAACAACTGGAGCGAATCATGCACCAACACACCGAATCGATCAATAGCCCCAACAATCTCGTGCCACGTTTCTCGCAATCACAAAACGTGGCGCGGACAATGTCGTCACGAGAAATATCCGAACTTTTGGATGCTCGCCACGATAACGTGAAGCGCACCATTGAGCGCCTCTCCGAAAAGACCGTGGTGAGGTTTACTGCATCGGAGGAAACCTCTCATGACGGGCCTGGATCAAGGCCTATGACGGTATACCTGGTCAACAAGCGGGACAGTTTCATTATTGTCGCTCAGCTCAGCCCTGAGTTCACGGCAGCGCTGGTTGATCGCTGGCAGGAACTGGAAGCTCAGGTGGTAAGCCCTCAACAACTGACCACCCTCGAAATCCTGAACATTGCCATGGAGTCTGAAAAGGCCCGCTTGATGCTCACCGCCCAGGTCGAGCAGCAGGCCACGAAGATCCATTCCTTGGAGAACCTCTTCAAGGAAGGCATGACCCACACCCAGTTCTGCAAGGGCCTCAATGGCGTCAACGTAATGCAGGTGGGGAATTACCTGGAAGCACGGAGTTGGCTCTACAACGAGAGCAAGTCCGGCACCCGCCACCGTGTTGGCTCGTACGCCCGCGACAAGTACATGACCGAACACCAGGTTGAGGTCACCCCTCACGGCAAAGACCCCTTCATCTCCTACACGCCAATCCTGCTGAAGAAGGGTGCCGCGCGCCTGTACGACCTGTACCTGGCCGGCGAACTACCCATGAAGAAGACCTGGGACGGCCTGTTCACCCACGACAAAGCACAGAGGGCCGCGTAATGGCCGGGGACTGGATCAAAATGCGAATAGACCTTCAGA